TCGTGGTGGTTGCCCTTGACGTATTTGTTTGGAGACCTTAATCATGTATGACGAAGAAGAAGGCGAATTCACCACTTTCCTAATTTGGGATGAAGTCACCGTCAAGTGGACTTGGTACGAAGATGAAGATTGCTATGCCGATGGTCACTTTGACATCTTTGTTTTCAAAGATGGTGTCGATATCACTTACGACTTGCCCAAGCTGCACTTCCAATGGATTGAGCAAGAGGTCAAAGAATACGCTGGTTACGAGCCGCCAAGTCGCCAGCGTGTAAGTCGGGCAATCAATGCACATTTCAACAAATCTTTTTAAGGGGTCAACATGAAACACATCGCAACCGCACTGGTCAAGGCACAAAAAGCCTTTGGTCCTGCACTGAAATCTTCCACCAACCCTCATTTCAAAAGCCGCTATGCCGACCTTGCCGCCTGCGTTGAGGCGGTCATCCAAGGGCTAAACGACAACGGCATTGCCCTGATTCAAAAGAATTACGACTGCAACGATGGGGTTATGGTCGAGACTGTATTCCTGCACGAATCTGGCGAAATTCTCGAATGCGGCATCCTGCACGTTCCAGCCGCCAAGCAAGACCCGCAAGGGTTTGGGTCTGCCCTGACTTATGCCAGACGGTACAGTTTGATGGCGGCTTGCGGTATTGCACCAGAGGATGACGATGGCAACAGCGCCAGCAGACGCACCGAGGTTAAGTCCGAGGTTAACGAGAACCAAATGGCTGACTTGCTGGCCGCAATGGATGAAGTCACCACCATTGCGGAGTTGCAGAAAACCTATAAATTGGCCTACACAGCCACCAAAGGCGAACAGGCATGGGTTAGCAAGGTCATTGCCAAAAAAGACGCTAAAAAGGTTTTGCTGGAAGGAGCGAAATAATGGACCAAGGTACAACAGAATGGTTTGCCGCCAGATGCGGCAAGGTCACCGCCAGCAGGGTTGCGGACATCATCGCCAAGACCAAGACGGGTTACAGCACCAGCAGGGACAATTACATGGCCCAGCTCGTGTGCGAACGCATGACAGGCAAACCAGCAGAGTCTTTTAGCAACTCAGCAATGCAATGGGGAACGGATACCGAGCCTTTTGCAAGGGCTGCTTACGAGGCCAAGGCTGACATTTTGGTAACCGAGGTAGGGTTCATTACCCACCCACGCATTGAGATGTCTGGTGCGTCTCCTGATGGTTTGGCAGACAAGGGATTGGTGGAAATCAAATGCCCCAACACTGCCACCCACATTGCAACCCTGCTTGACCAAAAAGTGCCAGAAAAGTACATCACGCAAATGATGTGGCAAATGGCCTGCACAGAACGCCCGTGGTGCGACTTTGTATCCTTTGACCCACGGATGCCAGAAAAATACCAACTATTCATCAAACGCATCAACTTTGACAAACAACTGGTTGATTCGCTTGAGAATTCAGTCATCCAATTTCTGGGTGATGTAGACCTGAAAATTCAACAACTTGAAAGCCTTGCATGAAAAAGATCAAAGACATCACCGTGGTTACTGGCTCATACGTCAACAAAATGGGCGAGGAAAAGAAACGCTATCAAAACATTGGCTCGGTGTTTGAAGATAACGGCAACCTTAAAATCAAGCTGGATGTGATACCCCTGCCCAAAGGCGGGTGGGATGGATGGGCAAACTGTTACGACCTTAAGCCAACTGAACGCCAACAGCCAAAGGAGTTTGACGATGACACTTCAGCAATCCCATTTTAATCGGGCAAGGTCTCTTGACCCTGCCACCAGCCACGCCGCCGCAGATCAAGCACAAGACTTGGCTCGGCAGCACTTTGACCTGATAGTGGGTTGTCTCCAGCGTTTTGGCGCACGGGGCAAAGATGGCATCGCTGAGTTGACTGGGCTGGATGGCAATCAAGTCGCAAGGCGGTTGCCTGAGTTGGCCAAGATTGGTTTGGTGGAGTTGACTGGTCGAGTCACCAAGTCAAAGTCAGGCAGGGCAGAACGTGAATGGTGTTTCGTGCCTGTACAGCGGAAACTAATATGACACATAAAGCATTGATTAGACAACTTCAGATCAGTTGCCTTGGGCTTGATCCTATTGACCCATTGTGCTTGCTTGTCGACGATGTGATTGCGGCATTGGCACAGACAGAGCGCACATGGGTAGGGCTGACAAACAACGAACTTCAACCAATTGCTGACGAATACCGCATTTTGTTTGGTAGTTGGGTAGAAGACTTTGCCCGAGCCATCGAAGCCAAACTCAAGGAGAAGAACACATGATTGAAGAGGGTTACTACTGTGTAGTGTGCGGCAGGTTTTTGCCAGCAGATGAGCATGGCGTAATTGTGCATGACGACATTGAACACCCACCTGAAATGAATTTTGATGATGAGGAGAAACCACAATGATTCTTAAATCACAATCTATGCGCTTTGTTATGGCAACCATGATGGATGTTGAACATGAGTGGCAGAACAGCAAGTGGAAAGACAAGAGCGACATGATCAACCCTGATGTACCAATAATTATTCAGGTCGGTGACTACGGTTACGAAGTCCAATCATGTGGCGGTGATGGTGACATTGAGGGCTTTGTCATCCAGTGCAAAGATGAGCCAGTCTGCAAATGGGAAGGAATGGAGTGCATCAAATTAAAGGTGAAGCATGATTGAAGTATTGAAACAGGCGCTTGAGGCGTGGCAAACGTCTGTCTATGGCAGTGACAAACACCACAAGGCGATGTTGTTAGCAATGACCAAAATGAATCAAGCCATTGCAGAGCTTGAAAGCCAAGAGCCTGTGGCGTGGGTTTGTTGTGGGTCTGGCGAGAAGCACGACATTGACTTCTATGAAGACGATGTGAACGCCCTACCAGTTGGCACGATGCTCTACACCCACCAACTACAGCTAGAGCAGAACTTCTGCACACGATGCGGCAAACGCACAAACGACATCCATACCTGCACACCACCGCAGAGTACATGGGTAGGGTTGACGGATGATGAAATAGAAGAAGGCATCAAGCAAAGTTGGGTCACAGAACAGGCTTTCCAGTCTGCCGCATGGTGGGCAGAAGCCAAACTCAAGGAGAAGAACAATGGATGAAAACACACGCCCTTGGTACACCATTGATGAACTGAATGCATCGGCTGACAAATATCAAAATGAGCAGTGGCATAAAGCCGCAATCAGACTTGGAGAAGAGTTGTCATCTGTTGGGCCTGTTGGCTACTATGAAATGGACGCAAGTGAGTGGCTTGATTGGGCTATGGCAAATGTTAAATCACAGATAGAGTTTGCGCCCGTAAAGATGGTTGCTTACAACTGCCTTTGCGGCAGGACAATGAAGTTTGAATCAGAGCATGGTGTTATCGCACCACAGCGCACATGGGTAGGGCTGACGGATGAGGAGATTGAAAAAGCCTGTGTTCCGCTTGGTGCGGCAATACTGTCTTTTACAGAAGTCGCCCGAGCCATCAAAGCCAAATTGAAGGAACTCAATTCATGAGCTGGATTGACCCAACATTGAAATACTTTAAAGAGTTGACCAGACCCAAGACGATCAACGAGATCATTGCCAAAGAGTTGCGAGAGGCGGTCATCAAGAAGCTGGAGGCTGAGTCGGCAGTTGAGTATGCGGCCTCTATCGTCACTTACAACGTGGAACGCATCGGGCGGTTACAGCGCAGACTCAAAGAACATGAAGGCGATGAATGATATTTGATCGACTACTTGTTGCCGCTGGGTGCTGTTGGTTGGGGGTGGCGGGTTTATTGCCGACAGACCCACCAGTTCCACCAACTCCAGCACAAATGCAAATGCAGTACAAATTAAAACAACTCAGCAATATTTGCGACAAAAAGAAAAAGTCCCCCAAAGTACAGGAGATGTGCAAAAAATGGAAGTCCTCATAACCATCGCAGTTCTGTTTGCTGGCGCAATAATCGGCATTGGCGTTTTATTGGCAATGCTGCATTTTTACGCCGATTAAGCAAACATCCTTGTGCCTGATTTGTCAATAATCAAAGCCATTTCCCGTGGCGCAGTGACCAAAGTATTGGGTATGCTGACGTGTGTCCAGCGGTCAAACTCCCTGATAACTTGGTCATAAGGCAAGCCAGCTTCAATAATCGCCCTAACCACTTCATCTGGCTTCATGCCTGGCACTCGAATATCAGCCGCACAGCCACGCCGATGTTGACTGGAATCTTTTGAACCCACTGCATCATTGACGGCTTTTGACCTAAACGCAGAATTCACGATGATTGGCTTGCCGCCAAGCACTTCTTTGACCTGTTCCAAAAACTCAGCCAAGCGCACCAAGTTCTCCAGCTCGGCATCGTTGGGCGTATTGTCCATGTTGCGTTGGTCGGTGTGGGTTAACTCATCAAGTGTGAAGTTTGGGGATAAATTCATTTCATGCTCCTCATTTGGTCGTAGGTTTGGATACAGGTGTTGAGTTTTCTGATGGCGGCATCTCCTTCTGCGGTGATGGCGATAAGAGCATCAGCAACCGATCTGTCAAGTTCGGCTGATGCTGTTCCTGCGTCACCTCCGCTGGCAGTGGCGGTATCTGTGGCGGCTTGTAAGGCGCACTGGGGGGCTTTGACAGCAACCCGCAGGCTGAGAGCGCCAGTGGCAATATCATCACGCAAACGGGTCTCTTTAATCTTTGCAACATGGTTTGCCTTTCGTAGTGTCTCTGCATAAGTCTGTGCCACCCTTGCCATCGTTTGCTCAGTTTCCCTTGCCTTGGTATTCAGGGCCGCAATCTCTAATTGTTGGCGTTCATACTCATTCAATTCACCAGCGAAGTACCCAACGCCAAAGCTACTCAGCACCGTCATGATGATGCCAAGAATTACCCAAGGGTTAAACAAACTCATGGCTTGGGCGACTCATCGTTATCAGTAGCTTCAGCCTTGGCGGTTGCATTGGCAATAGCTTTGACACCAGAACGACCAGCAACGCCACCCAATACGCCAGTTATGAACACCATAATGGTGCTGATTTGTTGGGTATAAACCTTGTCGATTGCCGCCATTGCGCCATTCATGGGCTGAGTAACAAAAGAGACTGAGTACAGAAACATACCCATTGAGGCCAGCAGAATGGTCACCAAGACCACGATAACGAATGCCCATACCCTGACTTCAATCTCGTCTGCGGTCAGGCGGTTGGTTGTTTTATAGGCAACAGTAGGCATCATTTTTTCTCCTGTTCAAGTTTGATTAACTGGTCTGGGCAAGTGCCAGTGGCAGTGCAGATTGGAGGTTTGCAATCAGCAAGTTCCCAATTTTTAGGGTCTTGGCATGGGTAGCGAAAACGGTCTTCGCACCCGATCAAATACAGGGTTATCAGAAATAATATCGCTAGACTTCTTTTCACGTCTTTCCCTTTCAATCTCACGCCTTAATCGTTCAACTTTTTCCAGTTGTATTTTGACTTCTTGCTTTGTCTCCAATATGTCCACATACAAAAACCCAAGCAAAGGCAATAACAACCCGATCAGCACACAGCTAAAAATCCAGCCCATCATATCTGCCGCCAGCGACTTAACAGGAGGAGCCACAACCACAGGTACAGGAGGAATATAGTAGTCGCTATTACTGCCGCCAGCTTTAGCTGGAGGTTTCTTTCCTCTTGCCGCCGTTGCCATCGCATTTGCCTTTCTTGCGCTTCTTTTGCAAGTCTAGCTTTTTCCTGTTCGCCTTGTATGACATCCCGCATCTTGTGGACTTCTGAGTACAGCGCACCCATTTCCTTGGGCGATTGATACACCATCGTCTCTCTAATTGTCACAACTAGCCTGTCCATCTCTTGCTGTGCCATCACTCGCTTGAGCGCCGCTTCCATCAAGTTTTGATCTGGGTCATAAACTGTTAGGCTTTTCTCTTCCTCTTCTCTGATGTGTGCCGCCAACTGCTCTTGCAGTCTGAAGAACTCAGTTAGATTTTTAACAATGTCGATCTTGACCTGTGTCTCATCAACTGCAACATAGGTTGACTTCTTTTTCGCCACAGGCTTTGACGCTTGGGGCTTGGGTCTGAAAAACGCAAGTAATTGACCCCAAAAGCCATGCACTTCTTTGCCAATGGCAATAACCTCATCAGCAGTCTGCTTAATCTCAACGAAAGATTCTTTTGCCTGTTTGTACAGCTCGCATCCAGCTTGTATTTGCTTAACAAGTCCTGCGGCAAGCAAACAAATGCTGATCGGGTCAATTTACAGCCCCAATATTTTTTTGACCAACTCACCAGCAAAGCCTGGCCCCAGCAACACAGCCGCAATCACCACATAAAGCAAATACTCAATCCGGGTCATGCGTTGTGAACCTGAATCAAAAGACTTTTCGATAGCGGCATATCTGGCCGAACAAACTGCCTCATGCACCGCCAGCCGTGTGTCAGTATCCTCGGCCATTACATACCCTCGCCCTGCACGATGTAAACCGTAGAGGCGGCAGATGCCAAGCCACTGAAGAATGATGCACGCCCAAAGCGCAAGACCTCAACAGCGCCAGGCACTAGCACAATTGCCGATGATGGCGTACCAGCAACAGGCGCAACAGCATTTGCCGTAGCGATTGCCGCAGTTGGGCCATAACCCAGAAACACCGTGTTTGCGCTGGAGTTAATGATGCGGTACTGCCCTGTGCCTTGTGCATCAAAACGTGCATCAACCAGTGCTTGGACACCAGTAGGCGCACTAGCCGCCGCAGGGATAACAACAGTTTTGCCAAGTGGGGCAAATGCGATTTGACTATTTTGTGCCATGTCAGACTCCTTGTGCAGTTTGAGCTGCTTTGTAGGCTGCAATCACGCCAGTGGTATGCGTTGCCGCACAGATGGCTTGCACACGGGCATCCTCGGCGCTGTAGTCATCGCCGGGGGCAACGACATGGCGGTGGAAGTTGCCACTGATCTGCTTGCCGTCTTCCATGATTCGGGTAGCGGTGCGTACTTGAACGCTGCCATTTTCGACCACCTCGATGCGGTCAACAATTTCAATTTTTTCTAACATGATGCTTTCCTTTCTTGCCCAAGAATCCACTTGGGCTTTGGTTTAACAATCGGTTGCGCCAGCAAATTCTGGCAGGGTTTTCAAGTGCCCGTATGCCTGCGCGATAAAGTTTACAGCCCCCATTGACGGGATAAACTCAAACATTTTTTGAAGTTTGATTTTTTCGCCTGTAAAAGAAACAGAGCAACTTGCTTTTTCTTTTGTCCCAGTAACTGCTTCTACTTTGATGTAAAAAACATCTGAAACAGAGATGGGGTTAGATTCAACTTTTAACCCATCAAATAAAGCAATTGATGGGCAGGTTTTGGTGATTGTTTGCCTAAGTGCCATGATGGTTCCTTTACCAGACATTAAATTGTTGCAAAGAGGGTTGATTCGGTCTAATTCCAGACAACGGGATGATGTACGCCCAGCACACATTTGTGCTAGTCCCTGGCCACTCGACTGTTATAAATTGTTGAGGATTTCCAGCACCAGTAAAAACAACCTCGTTTGTACCGGTTGCTAAACTTCCCCAAAAAATAGTTGGCACTGCTGACTGAATCGCACTAAAGCCACCAACAGCATCCTGCAAGGTTGTAACGTTGAGTTTTTTAACGTCAAACGGTGCAGAATATAAGCCAGTAATTGTAACCAGTGATGTTGCCTGCGATCGGTAAACAGGTGACGCGCCACCGACTTGAGCATCACTAACGGTTACAACAATAAAAGAACAAATGTCACGATTAGGAACTGCGGGGTTAAAATCAAAAAATATCGGGAATAAAACTTTGACGTTACCCGCAGTTCCCGCTACGGTCCTCATTCTGTAATCAGAAGGAATTTCCCAAGGGAAAGTCGTCTTGTATTTAGACGTTTGTGTGGTGGTGTCCACATAGAAGGGCATCAGCTTGGGGTCAATCAAGTTTCCAAGATTGATCGTGAAACTGTTATTTTGAGAAAGACGAGTGGCCTCATCCACCATGATTGTGTGGTATGTAATAAAACCACTTCCACCAATTGCAGCACTTGGTTCTGGGTAGGTTGTATTGCCTGCATCAACGCTGACAATCAACGGGGCCGAAAGAACCTTGCAGTTTTTAAGATTGACACTGCCAGGGTAGCCCGTCTTGTAAGTGATGACAGACGCGCCGCCCGTACTGCCAATGTAGCTGTCTTCAATGGTGATTGAAGATATGGCATTGGGTGGGCCGGGGGGTGTGTCTGAATACGTCCAAATAAACGGTCGTGCGCTTTCCAGCGAGCAACGAGTGCCCCGTATATTTAAAAATTTAACACTTCGATCTGTCATTGTGCTTTGGGCACTTTCGGAAACAAAGTCAATCCATCGCGCATTTTGCGGGTTTGGAATTTGAGCGCCAAACGGAATCATGAAGTTGTCGTATAGATTGACGTTGCCATCGCCGGACAAATACAAAAGCGCATCGTATGAGTCGTATTTTGCATACATCCAGCAATCACGAATTGTCATGTGATCGGTATAATGCTTAACGAAAACACGAGTGTCATCGCAATAAGTATTGCGTATGTCAATCATAGTTGATCGAGATTCCACATAACTCACCGTGTCAATAAAAATGTCATTGCTTTGCGAACGGCAATTATCAATTTGCAAAAATGATTCATTTTTATTGTTTGTGTCAAAACGAATAGCAGTGCCAAACTTTGCAAATAAGATATTTGAAAACTTGTTTCGGAACCCGCCGCCAGTAAAGTTAAACCCTATATTTGTAACATCCCCAACAATGGTAGCACCACCTTCATCAGATGAAAAATTAATACACGCTTGAATCAATGCGCTTCCGGTTTGTGCTGGAATATCTACGCCATTTGCGTCTGATAGTAAATATTTACCATTTGGAAAATGGATAACAATATTTGGAGTTGCTACAAAAGTAGGGTCAATTACCGAACCTCCAGCAGCCAATGATGCGGCGCGGGAAATAGCCTCATTTACGGCAAGCTGGAATGCCGCAGTGCTATTTGCAAGGCCTGTTGGGTCAGCACCGTAATCCAGAACGCTGATTGGCGTTCCGCTTACCATTGAGTAACTAGCTTTAGTGAGCGCCATGATAGTCCTTAAACTTGGTACGTGCCAGTGACAATAATATTGTCGTTACTGAATGTGGTAAACGCCGCATCAGTCAATGCAACGCCGCCTGTCGTATCAGTTTGAAAAATATCTACCTGAGTTGTATTTTCATCCATCACACCAAACAAAGCGCCAGTAAGCAGTGTCAAACTTTGCCCCGTGACACTAAACGAATATTTTAGACTATTGGTATTTTGTGAAGTAAATGGCAAACTACGGACGGTGACCGCACCAGTTCCAGCGCCTTTTTGCTGAACTTGAATAAATGCAGTGAAGTAAACAGTGTTTCCTATTTTTGTGTATCTACCAACTTGTGCGTTATATACCGATATCTGAGTAGCACCAAAAAACAATTGCGGAACAAACGTTCCTTCTTCATAGTCGTCAAACAACTCGCTTGTACCTGTACCCGGTGTGGCAGAAAAGTCGATGCCTTTGGTATCTGCCACAACAAGGTTGCCAGTGGACAGCGTGACATCGCCCACCAAGGTCGGGGCTGTTGCCAGCACGTTGTCGCCTGTGCCTGTATTGGTGACGCTAACGATTTCTTTGCTTGCATTTAAAGCCAGCGCAGTAGATGCGGTCAAACCAGACAGGGTGCTTGTACCTGATACCGACAGATTCACGCCGTTTAGATCAGCACCGCCCTCAACCCGTTGCCAGACCGAGCCGTTGAAGGTTGCCAGATCGCCCACGCCCCAGTTGCTTATGACATTCAGGTTGGTGGAGCCTGCTGTGCCGACAACGTAATAGTCGCCCTTTGTGCCTACGCTAGAGGTCAGCGCAGGGCTGTTTGCATTAGCATCCCATGTGCCTTTAAAGTTCAACGCACCGATGGCGTTGGTGATAGATGAGACTGTTTTTAGCATGGTTTATTCCTCAGAATACAAATTCGATTATCGAGGTGAGCGGTGGTGCTTCACTGAATGTTACGTTGCCGCCAGCAAAAATGTAAGTGTTTTGATTTTGATATACGCCATTGATGTAGATTGCCAAAGGTGCTGAAGTCACTGAAAAAATTGTTTGCGTTCCTGTGCCAGTTGCATTTGTCACGACAACGCCACCACCGAAAGCATTGTCATTCAGCGATGTATAAACCACTGTGCCGTTCTTATTCTGCACTTGAATGGAGTAATCGCTTGCAGTGTAGATGCGTGATGGTGTGCCT